GCAACGGCCTTCTAAGCCGTGGGTCGGGAGTTCGAATCTCTCAGGAGAGGCCAATTATGGAGAAGAGGAATGGAACTATTTTTAGTAGCTACACTTTGGATGATAGCTAATAAAGAGTTTGTCGTAACCGCAAGCAAACAAGTTGACGATGGTTACAAGTGGCATAAGGTAGAATGCAGAAAACCAGACGAAAATATACCCCATGTTAAAATAAAATCCCCAAACGGAAGAGAATATATTTGCTTAAAGCTAAAAAAAATCACCTTGAAGTGAAAAAAGTCCTTTACATTTGCTCAAAAGTATGATAGAATATACTTATAAAATAAAAAATGAGGAGTTGTTATGGATATGAATATGTTAGTAGATATGTTAGCTAGGATGACAGCTGTAGAAAAAGTACAGTTTGTCGAAAAGCTTTGTGATACGCATCCTAACTTAGCTTTTGAAATCAGTAACTCAATTGAGGTTACTATGATGGATAAAGTCTTTTTGGAAAACGAAAAGAAAGTACAGGCTGCGAGGCAGGTGGTATGAAAAATCCTATAGCAAAATATTTAATGTGTTCCTATGCTTATTATGAGCAAGGTGATCCACTTATATCGGATCAAGAGTTTGACGAGTTAGCTAAGTACATACTAGCTAATTATGATAATATAGAACATATGCACAAGCATCTTGTGACTATAGGTGATTTGGAAGCTGGTACTTACTTAGGTAAATATCCAGCAATGGTTAAAGGCGCAGTTGGAAGTTATAGAAGGGGAGAAAGATAATGGGACTCACAGCACTAAAAGGTAAAAAATCAAAAAAGAAAATAGCAAGAGCAAAGGTTCGTACTGGTGCGAATGCCGCTCCAATTGAACAAGGTTTAGAAAGTGTACAATACTACTTTCAAAACGAAGTATCTCGTAAAGATGCTATTGAACAAGTAAAGACATATGTCAAAAATACTTTCAGTAAGCAAGAGGCAAGATACATCTTGTCAAATCCTGAATATAAACTCTTACCAAGTTACTATTCAGCAGCTACTGCTTTCTTTATCAATAGTAATCTTCAAGACGATAAGTTACCTTATTGGCAAGAAGCTTTACAAAAGCGTATGACAGATATTATCGAATCTGGTAAAGTACTCTATAATGAAAAGCAAAAGGCTAAGAAAGATAGTGCTAATGTCATTACACTATCTCCTGCTCAAAGATTGCAGAAAAAGATTAGTAATACAATTATGCAAGATCTACTCGAACTCGAAGACGATTGGATCGACGGAAAAGAATCTACTATCAATCTATATGATAGGTTCAAGTTCCATGGCTTGGCAGGCTCCGCTACACTGCCAGTTCGTGGGGTGGTTGAGGGCTGGTTGCTAGATTATGAAGATGCCTACCATAAAAGATGTGACCAAGCAGTTGAAGGGTATTCTCACTTGAAGAGATCAGAACTCAACCGCCGTATTAAAGCGTGTAATGATATGTTATCAGATCTTGATAGCATCAAAGCGGCGACTAAGGCAAGTAGAACTATAAAGGTTAAAAGACCTAAGTCTGCAGATAAGCAAGTCGCTAAAGTTAAATTTAAAAAAGAAGATAATGACTTTAAAGTCGTGTCTATCAATCCAGTTCAAATTGTTGGTAAGACTAGGTTGTATACCTTTAATGCCAAACATAGAGAACTCAGTATGTTCTATACCGATAAACCAAGTGGATTTGAAATATCAGGTTCAACTATAAAGTACTTCGATAAAGAACAAAGTATTAAGGTTAGGTTAAGAAAGCCAATGGATATATTGCCATTGATTCTCGATAAGACTCCTAATCAAATACAAAAAGAGTTATCAAACCTTTCGGTAAAGGTTAACACTCCTAATGGTAGACTCAATGAGGAAACATTATTGTTAAGAGTGCTTGATAAATGAGTAATAAATTAGAAGACCAGTTTTTGACTAAGTCAAAATTCACTAAACTTATCGAAGCTACAGTGAGTGATAAACATATACCTTACATGGATGCTATTCTCGATGTATGTCAAAAGAATGAAATCGAAATAGAAGACATTAAGAAGTTTATATCGCCTGTAATAAAAGATAAGTTAGAGGCAGAAGCGATGGAATTGAATTTCTTACCGAAAAAAAATTCAATCGACTCATCGTTATTTGAGTAGATGCTTATATATAATATAGGTAACTTTGTATCGCTATGATGTTGGCAGGGTTACATTAATATACAGCGTAATATTTCAGTTAATACTTCAGTAAATAAGGAGACAATACTATGTCATTCGAAACTCTAAAGCGCAATCGCGGCGCAAACATCAATAAAATTATTCAGGCAGCAGAATCCGCAAATGGTGGAGAAACTAAGTCCTATGCAGATGATAGGATTTGGAAACCTACTGTTGACAAGGCGGGTAACGGTTATGCTGTTATCAGATTCTTGCCTGGGAAAGACGGAGAGATTCCATTTGTTAGATATTGGGACCATGGATTTAAAGGTCCAACCGGTATGTGGTATATTGAAAACTCTCTAACTTCTATTGGTCAAAGTGATCCAGTAGGAGAACTTAACTCTAAGCTTTGGAATTCTGGTATCGAATCAGATAAAGAAAAAGCCCGGGCTCAAAAACGTAGACTTCATTATGTTACAAACATCTATGTAGCAAACGATCCTTCAGCTCCTCATAACGAAGGTAAGGTATTTCTATATAAGTTTGGTAAGAAGATCTTTGATAAGATTTATGATCTTATGAATCCGGCATTTGCAGATGAAAAGCCAATCGATCCATTTGATATGTGGGAAGGTGCAGACTTTAAACTTAAGATTAGAAATGTTGAAGGTTATAGAAACTACGACAAGTCTGAGTTTACTAGTTCTACTCAACTATTAGATGGTAATGAAGATCAGTTGAAGGCTGTATACGAAGGTATGCATGACTTAACAGAGTTTACTAATCCAAAGAACTATAAGACATATGATGAACTTAAAACTAAGTTGATGAGAGTTCTTGGTGAAGAAGCTACAGCTGGTGCTTACACCGTTAAGGAAGAGATTCAGATTAATGAACCTGTTCCAGCCATTGAACCGGTTTCTGCCGCTGAAATGGATGATGAGGCTCAGGATACTATGTCTTACTTTGCAAAGTTAGCAAAAGAAGACTAATTACATTATACCTGCAGCTACAAGATAAGGGTCTGCGGTGTCTACACCGGGGCCCTTATTCATTAGTGTAGTACCTCCAACCTTTACACTACGATCAGAAGCGTCGACGTTTCCTCCAGTGTTAACACTTACATTACCACCAGTTCCTCCGCCACTTGTTCCAGATCCACTTGATAAAGTTGGTGGTTCAACACTCCCTGGTTTTACGGTAGTCTTTCCAAGTACAAAGTTAACTTTTTCTACCGTTTCTACGAGTTTGTCTATATTAAGATTTGGATTTAAGATACCACCTGAACCTTTTGGTCCAAAGTCTACTTCTTTCATACCATCAAAATAGCCTGATCCAGCCTTACCACCATTAGCCATAACATTAAGTAAGTCGTAACTTGATGCTAGACTACTCGCTATATTTTGTATACTTCTTTTAAAGTTTGTTACTCTTAAATTTTGTAATGACTCAAATGACTTTCCAAAATTAACGAGAGCATTTCCCATTAAGTCTAAGCTCTTTATCATTTGTACGTCTAAGTCTTTTAATGGTGATAAAGAATCTACTATTGCAGCTATCTGACCTTTTCTTCTCTTATCTTGATTAGCCTCCATGTTAGTGCCAAACAAAAAGTTAATTACTTTTGTAGCACCTTCCATTACACTATCAGTTATAGCACCTAGGCCAGCCGATCCAAAAAACTTTAACATCGCAGGTCCTACACCAGACAATGCACTTACTTTATCTCCAATATTTGAATCGAGTTTTCCAAGTTCACCTAGAGCTTCTGCCATATTCTTCATAATGACTTTAAGCCCGCCTCCAGTTACTCCCATCTTGTTGAAGAGATCACCTACACCAGCCAAAGCTCCGAAGAAACCAGCTACACCAGCACCAATCAATGTCATACCAATTGAAGCCATGCCAGCTAATGGCGCACCAAATAATCCTAGCGCAGCGCCAGTTCCCATGAATGCACCTAGTGCTTTTAAACTATCTGGTGAAAAAGCATTAAGCGCTTCTGCTACGTTCTTCATCATGGTCGTAATAGCAGAACCATCTACGTTTAGTAATTGAGTTAGCTTATCACCTACACCTAAAGCTGTAAAGAATCCAGCGATACCAGCTCCAATAGCTGTAATTCCAACAGCCGCTTTTGCTGCCTTACCTACACCAAATAAAGCTGCAAGTGCTCCACCACCTGCCATAAGACCACCAAGCTTTACTAAACCTTCATTTGAAAGAGAACCTAGTGCCTCACCAAAATTCTTTAAGAACGCAGATATATTCTTTCCACCGCCACTATCCATCATTTCCATAGCTTTATCAGATGCGGCTAAAGCCGTAAAGAAACCAGCTATTCCAGCTCCCATAAGAGCTATTCCTGCTCCAGCACTAAATCCTTTACCAAGTGCTCCAAATATAGCACCGGTCGCTAGAACCGCGCCAATGGCCTTCAGACCATTACCACCAAGACCTTCAAGACCTTCACCTAAGTTAATCAATAATTTTTTAAGATTGTCACCACCACCAAACTTTTGCATGATAGCTTCGGCTCCAGCAAGTCCCATAAAGAAAGCGCCAACACCTGCACCTGCCGCCCCTATACCAATTCCTGCTCCACCGAGTATTGCTCCTAGACCTTTGCCACCTAAGAAACCACCAAGGCCTGACATGATACCACCGCCACCAGATTTTTTACCACCTCTGGCTTGTGCTGCTGCAGCGGTATTGGATCCTTTTTCTCTGCCTTCTTCTAGTTTTCTTCTAGCTTCATTGGCAAAGTAAGCACCAAACATGTTTTCAAGACCGGCGATACCAGCATTGATATCGACATTAGTCTGGTTGTTTTCTTTAAGCTGTTCAATTACGTCTACTAGTCTAGCCATTTCCCTGTCTCTGTTTTAGTTCTTCTTCTTTAATTAAATCAACTAACATTCCAACATATACTTCTTTTTCCCACGGTATCAAATTGTCTATCTCACTAAGCGAATACTTATGGTGTTGCATTAAATCAAAATTTGTTTTATAATACGCATGCAACGACGTATGAGATAGACTAATTATAAAAAACTTTGCAGGCCCTCCAACACTACGGTGTTTTTCTTCTTACATTTACCACATTCATAATTTACGTCATAAGTAAGTTTTGGAATCTTTTCAACGTATTCCCTAACCTTACCAAACTGTTCTTGAGTCATCGACTCTAAAAATTCTTGAAACTCTTCGTGAGAAGTTTCATTCATATCGATTCTTTCTTCATCTGTCATTACAGACATAACTGATTCTTTAATCAAAGCAAAAGCCTGTTCAGTCTTGTCAAATCCAATTGCCTTTTCGTTTTTCATCATAGACATAAAAGTCGGGTGCTGCATTTCTAGCACTATATTATCTGTGATCTTAACTTCATTACTATCGGTCTGACCTTTCATTTCAATCTTACTTAAATCGATAGTTACTTCTGTCTCATGTTGATCTTCGCACTTATCACATTTAAGTAATACTTTAGTTGTCTCACCGACTGACTTTGCTCTTATCTGTAAGAACAAGTACTCTATATCGTAGCCAGTTAATTTTTTAGTATCTACTTCATCTAAGATACAAGCTGTTACAGCATCTAGCATAGCCATAGCAATTTGTTGAGGATCTTGAGATTCTAAAGCAATCAACATAACTTTTTCTTCTTTGACAAGAAAAGGTCTTACTGATACTTTTTTATTTAATGATGGTACCAAGATTTGATACTTAGGTACGTTATTTAGTTTTGGCAGTGCCATTTCATTTCACTCCTTAAAATAATGAGATTCCACCAAGAGGTGTTTGTATGTCCATATTAATAAAGTTCTGCACTCCACTGGCAACTCTCCAGTTAGTATATGCAAATGTAACGGTCAATTGGACTAGACCGTCAAGTTCGTTATTTAAGTCTACCTGACTAGTATTTATTGGAAAAGCATCGATCAAATCTACGCTGTAAACTGAACCGCCTCCAAGTCCAAGGTTAAACCTAATAGGTCCTAGTTGTTTACTAAATCCTTTCAATGGTTGCCTTAATTGATGGATTTGTACTGTCCTTGCGTATTCTTTCTTATAATTAGATTCCATACCGGTCTCATTTATTACTGATGAGCGCCAGTTATCAAAATATTTTTTAACTCCATAGTCATTCATAAGATAAAAAGTCATAGACACGTCGTCTACAGCATAGCCATAAGCCATCTTTTGAAACTCCATACCTATTCGTCTTTCGTTAGTTATGATAGTTTTTGCTGGTAAGCTGGCGTTGCTGCAAAGTATGTTAATGTTTCTAGTACTTTCACCAGCAAAAGTTCCGGGCAAAGTAACTAGAAATTTATTGTTTCTCGCAAAACCTAATTTAACCGAGGCTAAAGCTTTTAATTCATCTACACTAGTTGCCATTAGCAGCTCTCCTAGAATCAGAGTATATACTTCCTGCACTAGACTTTTTCCATGATGCGGTTGGAAGAAACGTAGCGATTTCCCATTCAGGCGCAGGCACTTCAGCAAATTTTGATTTTACATGACTAAGTAAGTAATGTTTAAAGCAAGGCTTAAAATATCTAAACTTTCGAGTGCCACTCAATAAACTATATGTCAATCTAAATTTGGTAGTGTTATCGTATTTTTTGTTATTAGTTATTTCTAGCAATCCATCTAAAAATTTAGCTCTTAATATAGGAGGAAGATAATGTAAGTTAACTCCATAGAATCCACCTTTAGCTGGTTCTACTGGAATTGTAAGTGGAAATGTATCGTAGTATGGCAGTTTATCTTTTGTCTTTGGATCGTAAAAAAACATAAACATTCCACCATAACTATGAGTACGAACTTGTTCTAATTCATCTTCTCTCATAAGCTGTTCACGATTTATTCTTGTTAGCCTTTGGATTCTTTTACGAAACCACTCTCGAGATTCAGCTGTACGTGGTGTGATACCAGCTCTAAATGCTTCTAGTTCTAGTTTTTGAAAGAGATTGCTCATACTTCTATTTATAACTATTTTTTGCGCTTTTTACGCCTGAATTGTTTTAATGGCCTATATGTACCTTTGAGCTTTCCAGGGACTGGTTTTTGCATAAGTTTCATTTCTTGCAAAGTCTTTTCAGTCCATATTTGAAACTCCCATCCTCTATCTTTAGCAAATTCATTTGCGGCTTCCCACTTATTCATATTTTTTATATATGTCAAACCTTCACTTATGTACTGCTTAGTCTTTCTTTTACCTTCAGGTGGTCGTGTTTCTTTTTCTGGTTTTATCTCTACTAAGAGAGTTTTATCATCAAATACTATTTTCATGTCAACAAAATATCTGTGGTATTTCTTATCAACTTCATAAAAATACGGCACTATAACTTCTTCAGAACTCCAATTTCTCACCTTTGGATTATTATCACACCACTGAAATACGGCCTTTTCCCATAAAGACCTATATACTACTTTAGAGGCATCACCTTTGTACTTTTGTCTGTTCTTAACCTTATATAAGCCTGAATAAACCATGATTTTCGTTATAAATAGAAAAATAATACTTAACTATATCTATAAGGAAAAAAAATATGCCAATGCTAGATTTTCCGGGAGCTAAGCTACAAAAGCTAGGTCCAAGTGGAGAAAAGATAGTTGCCAACGCCGTGCCAGGGCTAGATGCTTTTGGTGGCGAAGGTCCTAAAATTAAAAACGTTCTATCTACCGCCACTTCAACAGTAGGTAATGAACTTTTAGCTTTTGCTCAATCATTACAAGGTCATGGTGAAGACTTAAAATATCCACTGGAAACTGGTAATCCAGCTTATCAGTCACGGGTAAAATTTCAAGTTTTTGAATTTAGAGCAAAGCAAGATGGTGTTACACAGAAATCTCATGTTAAACAACCGACTGATAATCTTGCCACCTCAGCAGGATCAGTAGATGGTATTGAACATGCTGAAGAATTTGCTGGATTAGGACCAGCAACTACGGCCTCTCAAAGTTTAAAAAGGCCAATGACGCCTGATGAAGAAGATGAAGCATTGGAAGTAGCCGAAAGAGGTCTAGCATTTCAAACCGAAAAAGCTACGGCCGGAGCCGCAGCTGTAGAAGACTCTGTAACTGATACGGCCATAGGTAAAGCTGCCATAGCTGCAGTGTCAGGTGGATTAGACTTTCAACTTAAAAGAGACGAGCCAATCGTTGATTTGTATATGCCAATTTCTTTTAACTATGCTGATGGTGTACAATATGAAAACGCAAGTTTAGGAGCTTCAGGTGCTGTTTCGGAAGCTTTGATTAACGCAGGAGCAGATGTTGCTATGGGAGCTGGACAAGCAGTGGCGAACTTATACAACGACGCCAAAGGTAGTTTCTTTGATCTACTAGACGGAAATATTGATCTGGCTTCTGACGCTTCGAGATTTGGACTACAAAGAATAAACGAAATATTTAATCCAGTAACTGGAATCAAAAATGCTGTCACAGGCGCAACGAGAATGATTATCAATCCAAACGTAAGAGCTTTATTTAGAGGTGTTAATCTAAGAGAATTTGCGTTTCAATTTAAGTTTATTGCTGATTCTGCGCAAGAAGCAGAACAAGTACGTAGAATAATCAAACACTTTAGAAAACAATTATATCCAGATACGTTTGGTGCATCATTTAATGTTGGTGGAACTACAGTAAATGCAGACGTTGGATTTAAGTTTCCACACGTATTTCAGATAAGTTTTCATCATAGAGGAAGTAGAAACTTAAAACTTCCAAAATTTAAGTATTGTTATTTAAGAAATGTCAATCATACTATTAATCCAACAGGTGGAGCATTACGTAGAGATGGACAGCCAAACGAAATAGATCTTACACTTAGCTTTGTAGAGTATAAGACACTAACAAAACAAGATATCGAACAAGGATTCTAATATGCTTTATTTTGAAGACTTTAAAACTTTACTATATAACTTTGGAAATGAAGTTGATCCAGTAGTATTTCAAGACATATCTAAGTACGCAGATGTAGTAGATCAGATTAAAGATAATTTAACGTTTTTTAATCTGCATTTTGTACAAGAAGGATTTAGACCAGATCAAGTTTCAATACAACTGTATGGTACACCACTTTATTACTGGACTTTTTATCTTCTCAATGATGATATTAGGCAGCAAGGTTGGCCATTAATCAGAGGCGAACTTGAAACGTACACTAAAAAATTATTTCCAAACACGGTCTTAACTACAAGAAATAATATTGCATCAAAACTTAAAGTAGGACAAATTGCAACTGGAGCATCTTCTGGTGCAAGTGGTAAGATTATAAGAAGAAATCTTAATCTTGGCCAAATAGTAGTAGAAGGAACTGTAGGATTCAGAATTGGCGGAGAAAATATTAACTCAACAAATGCTGATGGAGATCTTGAAACTATATTTGCGATTTCTAGCGCGAATGAGTATCAATCAGAGTCTCATTACATCGATGGAAGTGGAACAATAGTAGATATAGATCCGCACGTAGGCCCGGGCGCGCTTCTCACTGGTAAAACTTTTGAAGAAGTATATTTTGATGTCAATGAGAGTTTACGTACTATAAAAATTATCAAGCCATCATTAATGAGCACAGTAATATCAGGTTATAAAAAAGCGATAAAGTCATAAAATGTCAAACACAGCATTAGCTCAACAACAAACTGACTTTCAAATTATAAGTGCAGTTATTTCGAGTGATAGAAGTCCGGTAGGAATTGATATCGCAAAAGTCATAAGTGACTTTGTGATTTATGAACATATAGAAAAAGCGTATCTTACGGCTAGGTTTGTATTTTACGATCAAGAAAATATAGTTCAAGATATGGACTTTCAAGGCGGAGAAAAATTAACACTTACACTACAACATTCTGAAGAAAGAATTACAGGAAACGATATAGAAAAAGTATTTCTTATCGATAAGATTGATAACATATTTAAAGTGGACGAGAGAAATGAATCAGTTGTTATACACTGTATTGAATATCATGCTTTTGAATCTGCTGCTCAAAATATAAGTAAGTCATATTCTGGAGCTCCTTCGAAGATTATTAAAAAGATATTAGACGAATATTTAGATAAAGAATTACTCATAGATGATGTTGATGCTATAAATGATCTTAAAGTAATAATACCAAATTTAGATCCAATTGAAGCTTGTAACTGGCTGAAAAAAAGAGTCTTATCTCAATCTGGTCTTCCTTTTTATCTTTATTCTGCTTTAGGTGTAAATAACTTAGTGCTAAAAAGTTTAGATAAGATGTTAACACAAACGCCACTTAATTTAAATACACCCTACATATATGCACCGAGTGTAACCTCTAACGATGCAGGTAGTCAAAAATATTATCTTATAGAAAACTATGAATATAATAGTGGAGAAAAATTGATGCCATTAGTGATGGAAGGATTAGTAGGAGCTGAATATCAATTTTTTAATACAATGACAGGAACTCCTACTAAGATTCATTTTGACGTTGATGAAGATCTATTTAGTCCATTGGTAGTAGACAATAAATTAGGCGCTCAAAATACAAGATATAACTATGCACCTGGGTATAAAATTAAAGATAAGCCATTGAGCCAACTTGACTCTAGATCGATAACTCAAATATCATCGTCTGGAGCGTACAAGCAACTTCAAGGTAGTTTTAAAAGTTATAACGATGAATCAGCATCTGGACAACATAGAAGAAAAGCCATTGGTGCTGCCGTAAAGAAATTTGTAACCAAGACTCCATTAAGAATTACTGTATCTGGACGAGAGTTTTTAACCGGAGATGAAAACTATACTATTGGTAAAACAATACGAGTCTTGTTCTTAGATAACACGCAAGAATCTGGAGAACAAAGACCAAAATACGATCAAAAGAAATCAGGTGATTATATTATATTTGCCACTGAACATATATTTAAAACAGAAAGATATGACGTGAACTTGTTACTTGGTAAAGTAGCTTCTGTCGGAGAGGAGCCAATTACATGAGTTTTTATGGTGATCAAACTCGATGGTTTGTTGGCACGGTTGTTGATGTCAATGATCCACTTAAACTAGATAGAGTGCGAGTTAGAATACACGGTGTTCATTCGTCTAATACAGTTGATATTCCTAACCAAGATTTACCATGGGCGCAGGTTAACATACCAGTTACTGAAGATGGAAGTTCTGGATTAGGTGCAAATTGTAACTTAAAGAATAGAGCACAAGTCTTCGGTATATTTTTAGACGGCAAAAATTCTCAACTTCCTCTAGTCTTAGGTTCAATACCTAAAATAGAATTAGATGACAATGAATTATCTGAACAATTAGATAAGGCTGATTCTTTAATAGATATACAAATAACAGGAAATACTAATACTGAAAAAGCTTTTAATTTTTTCGTTTCAGAAGCTGGTGGTGGATTTACAGAGAAACAAGCTTGTGGAATGATTGGTAATTTTATGGTAGAATCTGGTGCAAATGCTAATAATGGAGACTTAAATCCTTCAGCCAGATCTGGATTCGAAGATGAAAATAGTTTTGGAATCGCGCAATGGAATCCAGCAAAGGCAGCTGGAAATAGGTTTGGTCAATTAGTAGATTTTGCTAATCAAAGAAATTTAAATTATAGAGATATAGAAACACAACTTAAGTTTGTAAAGTTCGAACTAGAAACTACACCATACTTAGGTCTTGGTAAATTAAGAAAAACAAAAACAGTAAAAGAAGCAACTATAGTGTTTCAAGATAAGTATGAAAGACCAAATAAAGATTTAGCTCATACTAACCAAAGAGTAGCTTTTGCTAATGAGGTCTATAAAAAATTAGGTATAGGAGCAACGACGTAAATGGCGATTGAAGAAGGAAGAGGCAGATCGGTACAAATTCCGAACGACGTTAACGTTTTAGAAATCATACAAGTTACTGTATTTCAAAATCAAAGTTCTATCGGAAAAAGACTCTTTACTGGTCAATTTACTTTTAGCAATAATAAGGTAACTGTAAAAACAAAGAAGCCACAGTTTAAAATAAAAGTTGAATACGAAAAATCTGTATCTCGAGAAGAGTTTCAACAGTCAGTTCCTCCTGAGTTATTCAATGCGGTAACTAATATTGAGGCACAGATAAAACCTCAAATGTTAGCAACCGCTGAAAATGTAAAAGCCGAAAGAAGTTTACTTGAAGGTGCACCTATTAATAATATGGGCGAATCACTAGCAGGTATAAAAAGCTTGTTTGCAGGTGGAAAGCCTATAAAAGCTTTTAGAAAAAAAGCAGCACCGAGTGTATTGGAAGAAAATGCTGGTGAAGGCATTGGTGTAGTAACAAATGCACTAGCTAATGAAACTAAAACTTTATTTGGAGATACTGGAATACAACCAAAAGCTTTTCTAAAATCAGTAGTTGCAGATGGAAGTGCAAAAGCTCAACTTAGAACTTTTCAAAAAAATTTAAATCTTAAACCAGAAAAAGCGAGACAGATATTAACTAAATTCAAACCAGCAACTGATAAACTATCAGCGTCAACTGGTAATATCTTAGAAAAAGCAATGCAAAATTTTCAATCTGGTAGAAGTCCACAAAAACAAATAACAACACAAACTCAAAAAACTATAAAAGAGAAAACTAGTGAAATATTTAATCAAGGTGATCCACTAAGTTCAGATATTTTTGGTAAGATATCGAAAGCAGCTGGAAGAAGTGGAACTAATATTCAAGCTGCTTTGGCCGCAGTAAAAACAAAAGGTGTAAAACCCATCAATCCACTTAATGGTTTGCCAGATATTTCAGGCGACATTAAGAATAAGTTTGGTGCTTTAGCACCTGGGGCTATAGTTCCAGAAGGATTTAAAGAGCCACCAAATTTTATTGAAGGATTAGATTTTAAGACTGGAAAACCTAACTTTGATACCAATCTATCTAAGTTGATTGGTAAAAGTGAACTTACTGCTGACGCGATAACACCATCTTTTATTAAAGATCTGCAACAGCATGCTGGTGGTTTTACTGGACTCACAACACCAAGTGATTATGCTTTTGAGGTGATTGATGGATTTAATGAATTAAAAACAGATTTTGAAAATTCTCAAAGAGGGAAAGAAGATACAAAAAGATCTATAAGAACATTAGTTATAGGCTGGACTGCAAAAGTTTGGGGAGGACCAAAAGAAGTAAACGCGAGAAGATTACATGAATTATCTATTGAAGCTCAAAAGAACGCACTTGTAAAAGAATTTCAAAGTCAAGGTAATTCTGCTAGTGATGCCGTTAAAAAAGCAGATACAAAGATGAAGAATAAACCATTTGATTTTGGATTACAAGCTCATTATGTTATTCTTACAAATGGATCTATACAAAGAGGCAGACCTATAGACCTTACTAGATCTGAAACTATGTTTGATTTAGACGGAGTTCAACTTACTATTGTAGCTTCAGAAAAGCATCCAGTTAATGCAGATCAGCAAAGAGCGTTGGAAAACTTTACAAAATTATTTTATGAATCTTTTGAAGGTGCTAATGTGTTTGGAGATTACGAGTATGATTTAAGATACTTAGGTCCTGGGATAGATGTTGAAGCTCTTAGAGAAAAGTTTAGTAAAGTAAATAATGTAGAGGACCCAACAAAAATAACTTCATCACCTACTAAAAAAGAAGCTGCGTTTATCAAGCCAAAGAAACTAGCAAAGCCAGCAGAAACTGCTTTTAATTCAAAGCGTAAATTTAGCTTTGATAAAGTAGCTCAAGACTTTGATAAGATTAATCAAGTCGATGGAACTAAGATACAAAAAGACTTAGATACGGCTATAGGTGAGATGAATACAGGCCTTGATAAAATTTCTAGTGATGACTTTGACTTACAAGCCGAAATAGAAAAGGCTAAAAATGCTCAGAACGGTTCTATTGGTAAGTTTAATTCTGATAATATCATCAAAAATAAAACAGCTGCCATCGATAAAGCTGCTGGAGCTTTTAATAGAAATATAAAAGACGTTGCAGGCAATAACAAAATAGCTAACACTATAGCAAACAAATTAGGATTTTTAAGATAATGACAGAAATATTCGAAAATTTAGATCAAAATGTAAATCCAGCTAAATTAAGAGAATTAGAAAATGCTCAGCATGGCTATGAAGATCCTGAAGGTGTGTTTCCTAAGCCTGAATATCTTCAAGGATCTGGAGTAAACGACAAAGCAAGAGGTTCTAAAAGAACTAATGTATATTTAGGTGGAAGTGTTTCAGGTTTAGATTTAGAACTTGAATCTGAACCAGTGTCTGTATATCCAAACAATCAAGTTAAAGAAACAGCTTCTGGCCATATTATTGAATATGATGATACACCAAATGCTCAAAGAGTCATGATACGCCATAGAACAGGATCAGGCGTGGAGATGAGAGCAGATGGAACTGTCATTTATAGTTCTACAAAAAATACAGTAAGAGTTACTGCAGAAGACGAGAAAGTTATTGTAGATGGTGACGGTGAACTTCACTATAATGGTAACCTTAAATTAAAAGTTGCAGGAGATTTTGACATTGAAGTTGGTGGTGACTTTAATATAAAAACTGATGGTGATTTAGAACAAACGGTAAAAAGAGGATTTATTCAAGAGATTGCTGGAAATCAAGAAATTGAAATTGTTGGTAGCAAAACTGAACAAATTGCTGGCACTAAGTCAGAAGTAATACTTGGAGATAGGTTTGAAACTATTAAAGGTAATGTAACACAGATAGTTGGATCTAACGTAACTCAAACTTATGG